GTTGATGGGAATCTCAATTTGCTTCTAGTTGCCATTTCGAATAAATTTTCTGTTGTCATAATTCAATCTCCTTTATATTAAAATTTAATTTTAAGAACTCTTTCAGTTGCACCTTTGACTTTAACAATCACATCATCTCGCTTTGTAGAGCTGAAACCAATTCCTGATAGCTGGTTTGAATCATCTGCGACATGCATCTTACTTCCTAAAGCCTCGAATACTCTCTTGTGCTGTACTAATTCCTGTTTCAAAAATTCATTAAAGAATCCATTTGGTGCATCTTCATTTACACATCCGTTTAACATAAACAGATAATGTTTATGTCCAATACCTGTCTGTTCGTCCCAATAGTTAGGCGAATAACACATTACTGTTACTGGCACAAACTGGTTTGTATTGATTCCCCAGATTTCTCTTGAAGATGTTGTTGATGGAAGTTTCTCTTTGATTGTGAATACTCCATCTTTTAATGTAACTGTAGCCACTGGCACGTTTTGTCCCTGTCGTAAAGGCTGATCGTATTCAAATTCATAAATCTGACCATCAAACTCAATCTCTGCTGTAAATCCTGATGTACCGTTGTGATGGTTATAATTATGTACGAAAAATTCATAATCTCCATCAACCATTTCAGATTTATCCGCCCATGTAATATTTTCTACAGCAGGTTTTCCTTTTTCTGGATTGATTACATCAACATCAAGTCTGCCTCGTGTCACGTGATCAACCATATGGCTAAAGAAAATATGCTGGCAAGGTGTTTTACAATGTGCGTCAAAGTCATCTCTGTTCCAATCTGTTCCTGCGTTCCACTGAATTGAAAATCTTAAGACTCCATCAACTGCTCCGCCTGCGTTCTTAACTCGTTCTTTCATTTCACTATCTGTCATATTTCCTGAGTACGCCCAACTGAAAGGATTGCTCCACTTCATCATATTCTTAGCATCTTTGTTTACAGGTGCGATCAGTGAAACCATGTTCTTCTTATGTCGATTTTCCAACAAAACTTCTAATTCTTTTGCTGTTGGTAGAACATCCGATACAAATTTCTCTGCACTGATCTCTTCTACTTTAGAGAATTTCTTAGGATTTACAGCGACTTCCTTACTCATCTCATCAAAAATATCTAAACCGCCCTGGATACGTGGTGCTACATCACGATTACAAAACAGAATATTGTTTACTGTAATATCGTCAAGTCTTGCAAATCTACGTTGCAATGAATCCATATATCCTAAATTGGTTACAGTTTTCTTTGCATCCTCAAGCATTTTCTTTGTAAAAATTGCCTTTGGTCGTTTGTAATTCGCAGGAGCTACAACATTTTCATAAGCCTTTACCGCATTGTCTAAGTCCATACCTTCGCTGATATTTACAAGCAACGTACCAATACTATGATTTCTAATGCGACCAATTACATCTCCGATCGTCATGGCTTTTGCCCATGTGTATGTATCTTTCTCTTCATCGGATAAGCCATTGTATTCTCGCTGATATTTTCTAAAGTCCTTTAAGATTCTTCCCCATTCCTGTCCTCTATAAAGAGTATTTGAAGCAATCAGTTCTAATACTGTATCAACAGCTTCTTCTGTAATTTCATCAAGTGATCTTTTAAACACATTCTTTCGAACTCTCACTTTTGCTTTAACTGTAGGAATATCAGATTTCCTTTCCAATAACCTCTCTGGAATCGGTGTATACATATGAGTCCATTTGATAATCTGCTTATCTTCTGTATACTCATTTGTGGTTTTTGTACCAACTGTATTTGTAAAATGTCTCCAAATATCTTTGATCGGCTTTGATTCGACATACGTTCTTAAAGCATCAACTACTGGCTGAAATACTACATCATCTGTGTCGATCTCCCAGATTGTATGAATCTTGCCGTCAACAATTGCCACAGCTCCACCGATTGTTTTAATAAAGTTTCGGCAATGACCACAGTCATATTCTCGTCGTTTACGATACATTTTGTTTGTTCCTTCAGGGAAACTGCTCAAATATACTTCCCAAAGCTCATCTTTATCAATATCAGTTTCATACAATGTAGAATTGTTTTTCTCTACATAGTCGAGCATTTTATTTAAACGCTCTGACAATTTGTTTAAAAAATTGCTCCAGTTTTCATTCATTGGTGTGCACATAATTTATCTCCTTTTTATGTATTATTTAATTGCTACAAAAATTTCATCGTTCTTGTTACCATTCACATAAATTTCTTTACCCTTAAGTTCTGGAAAATATTTCTTGGCAAGTTTTTTGAATTCATTAACATATTTCATATCACAGTTTTTGTAAATCAGTTTACCAACAACACAACCACCTGAAAGCAAACCTATTCTTCTTAAGAACTTCGCATGAGGTAAACCTTTCTGATCATCTTTTCTATACTTATCTTTCTCCAGAATCTTTTCCAATTTACATAAGTTTTCTGTCACTTCAATACAGCTGCTTGGATATTTCACATATTTGTTTGTCCAGAAATCAACTGCATCATAAGCCCCTGCGTTGCCGCAAAGGTATTTTAATACACAGGTTTTGAAGCCATTTTCTCTGTCATACACATCATTTCCTTCTACATACGCAACAGTTTCCGCTCCAGAAGTCCATAAGATTTTAACCATTCCATGATAATGTTTTACTTTAAACACTGGTTCGCCATCTTTTTCAATCTGTTTACCGTTATTGTCTAACATTGGTTCTTTTACTGTAATTTCTTTATCAACATAAATCGGTCTCTTAATCATTTCTTTTAGATTTTTTATATTCATATCTTTATCCTCTTCGTTTCCTGTAAGTTCACTCATGATTTCATCCAATTTTTCTGACGCAAATGTTAAAGTTGCACTCATTTCACCATTCCAATCATCAAGTGTTGGTGCGTCTGCTCGTAATCCACGTTCAGTTTCGGATCCTCCACAACATTCTTTCCACCAATTCTTTTCTGCTTCTGACGTTGCGGTAATTGGTTTTTGCTGATAGTGTGGCAGAGCAAACACTCTTCTTTCTGAAAGTGACGGTAGGGTTAATGTATCAACCTTTATTTCGTCAGCTAAAATCGTACCTGTCTGAATCTCAATATCTTCATTCATTGTTCCACGAATAAGCACAACCTGTAGTTCATCTGAAGTTCGAACAACACAATTAATATACCTATATAAATCACCATCAAACCACATCTTATTATTACTATTTATTTTCGTATATATTAAACGATGTAACCCTGTAGCTGTTGGATCAATGGCTTTATCATCTTCCCCAAATACACTACATACAGGCAAAAGTTTTTGAAAGCTCGATCCTCTACTTCTGTTATATTCGACACTTACTACCTTGAAAAGTACATTATCAACATCGGAAAATACTTGTATGTAATCTCCAATGCTCAAACGAATTTCATCATCACTATCAAGTCTCTTCCTATATCTGCCTTTAGTCTGCACCCAAACGCCCGTTTTATTTTCATCCATATAATTCTCCTCTCTAAGCCGATACACTCTGTGAGGCAAAATATTGTGCTAATTTCTTTGCCAAGTATAATTGCCCTTTGCCAGTCACATATGTTTTGGTGATCAACTTGTTTCCATTCTTAGTTTCAACTTCACTTTCTGTTAATTTGAAAATGCCCTGCTTAACATATCTTTCATATGGGGTATTATCTGACATGAGATACCCTTCTTTTCTTAACCACGCAAATAATTTGTTTCTGCCCATATGAATATCTTGATTTTCTTTCTCAAGAAGCTTTGCCATTGTTTTCATATCAACCATTGTTGGTGTGGCACTGACCGTATTGGCAAAATCAACAAGTGGCTTCTGTTTACTGATAACTTCTTCTTTCTGGGCTAATAGTTCATCCTTTTGCTCCAAAGTGTTTTGCATAATATTCAATGCTTTCGCCATGATAGTTAAATCATCATCATCTTTTTCAATTGGAATATATCCGCCCGTCTTACGAATCTGCGGAAGAACTTCTGATGTTACCCAATGCTTGAATTCTTTTGCCTTATCAAGCTTACTTCCAAAGATTAATGCATAAAGTCCTGACTCATTAATAAATGTGAGTCCTCTGTTTGGTACATTTTCTAAGGTCGTGATTTGCGACCTTAGGATTAATTGTTTGTCTTCGGCATCTACATGTCTTGCAAGAGCGTCTTTTGTATTTTTGTACTCTAAACATTCAGCAACATCTTTGCCAACAAACCACGGATTATTATCTAAGACCGCTGTGCGGATATTCCCAAATTCATCATTGCTAAATACTAATGTGTTTAATCCTTCATTTACAATATCCTTTTCTTCTGTCATTAAATACCTCCTAAGTTATAATTTTACATTTTAATTTTGCACAAATGCCTGTGCGAGTCATCATATATAATAAGGAAGAAACTCTACCCGATTATATTCTGGATCAGCTCATAATACTTTGTCCTACCGACATACGACTTATGTTCTGCATCTTTTAATTCTTTCTTTAAAGTACATAGATCTTTCTGATTATCCATGCAATTCTGCATCACTTCTATGTATCGAATACAATTCTTGATTTTTCTGTGTAATTCTTGTAAGGTTTTAAGATACCCAACAATCACTGCACGTTTCGCAGCATCAATCTTTGTGAACCGCAACCAAGCTAAAGACTTGCTTGCTTCCTAGTCAATATCTCTAACGAGACAAGTTTCTCTAGGCTATC